CGAAGCCGTTGTATTTCAGAGGGGATTAGATCAGTTTTCCCTGGATCTGTTACAGGGTTCTACAGCCCCGATGAAGTTGAAAACTTTGAAAGCCCGACCTCCAAGCCTCAAGTATTAAAAGAGATGGGGTCAGTTATCCCTAATGTAGTGGATCTTTCCGCTATTCCCGATGATATTCCTGATATGGCGCTGCCTATGTACGTGCCTAATCAAGATGAACCATACGCACGTTACATTTGCCAAGATGATTGGATTGAAGGATTTGCAGAGATACACGCAAAAATTCATGAATCACCAAAATTTACGGCTGAGGAAAAGTTTGCCAAGATAAAAGCATTTAGAGATGTCAATGAAGCCTATACAAAAACATTTGATGGCAATACAACAGCGAAGTTCTTATCAAAACTCCAATCACTTAGAAAGGAAATCCACAATGGCTAATGGTCATATCGCCCAAATGGGTAAAGGCGTTTTATTTCAAAACGAAAAGAAACATGAGCGTTCACCTGATTGGAAAGGCACTTTATTGCTTTCCGAGGATTACAAGGCAGGGCAAACTCTCAAGATTGCTGGCTGGACTAAGCAAACCCCTAAAGGTAGCTTAATCAGCTTGTCGGAGGATAACTGGAAGCCTGACAATGGCGGTACATATCCAAAAGAAGTTAAACGTATTGATGACGGAGAGGTTCCATTCTGATGAAAACAATTATTGCTATTATGCTAGTTATGGCATTTTCCATGTCTTACGCAGCCACTAAATGTGAGCGTGACTATTCTGGTGGTGTTTGTTGTTGGGACATCAATGTTGACGGACCTTTTAGACCTATTAACTGCTAATGATTTACATGAACCTACCTTATCCGCCCTCAATCAATAATTATTGGATTGCGAGTGGTCATCGTAGGTTCATTAGTCAACGGGGAAGGGATTTTAAAACGTATGTTGCCGATTATGTGGTGGAGTGGCGTGTTCCCAAGTTTGGGGATGCCCCTATGTGGGTTGAAATTGCCTTACATCCAAGATCCAAAAAACTTATGGATATTGACAACTGCATCAAACCTATTTTGGATGCCTTGCAAGATGCTGGAGTATTTGACGATGATTGCCAAGTACAACGAGTGTCAATTACAAGGGGTGTTACCAAAAAAGGCGGTGGCTGCGTAGTAATGTTAGATAAGGTAGTGCAATCACCAGCTCAAGGGGAATCTGACGTGAATTAGTCAGGTAGTTAGGGGTTGAGCCAGCCGACTGCTTGGGCAAGCTGGCATTAACTTTATGGGGATAAAGATGAGTAAATACAATTACGGTTTAGGCAAGACTTACAGCAACGCTTCTGAGGCGTTTAGAGATGCAGACTATGCAACTGCCATACAAAGACCGTATAAAAGCGATTACAGTGGTTTTGGTGCTTTTATGGGTGCTTTAGCATTTGTTGCTTTGTTTGGTTATTGCTTTTGGTTAACTATTGGGCGTTATTGATGGAATATTGCACTAAAGAGCAACTTATTGAGTTTGAAAAAAAGGTTGCACATCATTGGGAAGAAGGGGATCTTCCTTACCTTATTCACCTATCAGGTGGTAACGAGGATTTTCTAATTGATCTTTTTAAGGATATGAAGGATGGAGATTGGATTTTCAGCACTCATCGGAATCATCATCACGCTTTATTGGCTGGAGTACCCGAATCTGAGCTTATGGAACGCATTTTGCGTGGGGATTCTATGTTTGTGTTCGACAGTGGTCGTAATTTCTTTACATCGAGTATTTTGGCTGGCACTTGCGCTATTGCAGCAGGTGTAGCTTACGCATTAAAAGAAAAAGGCAGCAAAAACTGGGTTTATTGTTTTTTAGGTGATGGAGCTGAGGAGCAAGGTCACTTTTACGAGGCTGTGATGTTTGTGGAAGGTCAAGATTTGCCCTGTATGTTCATTATTGAAGATAACAACAGATCAGTGGACACCACATTAGAAGAACGCAATCCTAATAAATTTAGGTTTGAAATGCCGTCTTGCGTCATTCGTAATGAATACAAGGCTACTTATCCTCATGCTGGTAACGGCACTAAAAAGCATATTGTTTTTAAGGATGTGAAATGAATAATGAACCAGTAGCGTGGATGAATGTTGATGAAGATGGTGATTGCAGAGAATTTTTTGCAAAAAGTATGTTTAAAACAATGCCTAATTATTGTGTTAATGACATGATTCCACTCTACACCCATCCAGCAAAGACACTAACAGATGAGGAAATACTTGAAATTTGGAAAGAGTTTGATGATAAAGATGCAGATAACTGGTTTATTGCAATTGCTAGAGCAATACTAAGAAAGGCACAAGAGAAATGAGCTATAAACAAGCCTTAATTGATGCCAACACTAAATTAGCTGGTTATGACAATGTGCGTTTTGTGGGATACGGTCTTAAAAAAGGTCGTGCGCTAGGAACGCTTAAAAACGTCAAAGATCATCAAATAATAGAGATGCCAGTAGCGGAAAACCTAATGATGGGCTTTGCAATTGGTTTGGCATTACAAGGATATTTACCAGTTGTGTTTATTGAGCGCATGGACTTTTTAATGAACGCAATGGATGCAATGGTCAATCATTTAGACAAAATTAAAAAAATCAGTAAAAGTGAGTTTTTTCCAAAAGTCATTATTAGGTGCATTGTGGGCAATATTGATAAACCGCTATATACGGGAATTACTCATACTCAAGATTTTTCACAAGAAGTGCAAAAAATGGTCAGTTTTCCTGTCTGGAGGCTTAAAGATGAGGGTGATATTACCTCTTTATATGACCTTTCCGTTAAGATTTCTGATCCCGTCATGTTGGTTGAATATAAGGATTTAGTGTGAAAAGCAACAAATACAGCAACTTTAAGATATTTCACTTTCCAGAAAAGCTGAATTCTTTTGGGGCGGGGGAGGTTTTAGCACCGCTATATGTTCGCATCAAGCCGATTAACATTTGTAATCACGGATGCTTCTTTTGCGTGTATAGCACTGGTTTTAGGGTGAAAGACGGAGGCGATGAAGAACACATCATTAGCGGTATGCACGAAGATATGAAAGAAGATGATGTCATCCCTACTGAAAAAATGATGGAAATTTTAGATGACTTGTATAGGATAGGCACTAAGGCAGTCACTTATTCAGGTGGTGGAGAGCCACTGATGCACCCAGACATTGTGCCTATTATGCGTAGGACATTAGAGCTAGGTCTTGATCTATCTATTATTACAAACGGTCAAAATCTGGCAAAGGAACGTGCCGAAGTGCTGGCAAAAGCTAAGTGGGTAAGGGTCAGCGTGGATTACACAAGCGGAGCAGAAATGAAGCGCTTTAGGAACGTGCCTGAAAAGAGTTTTGATTCTGTCATACGGAACATCAATCATTTTGCTGCGATCAAAGATAAAAATTGTGATTTAGGTGTTAATTATATTGTGCATCGCAACAATTACAAAAATTTATGGGGGTTTAGTCAGCTATTAAAAGAGGCAGGGGTTGAGAATGTGCGCTTTAGCCCAATGTACGTGCCTGACTTTTACGATTACCACAAGGAGATTGCAGATGAAGTCAATGAACAATTGGCAAAAATTCAAACGATTTGTGATGACCGCTTTACTGTTAACTCTACCTATAACATTACTCCTGGGAGCAGTCATTCTAGTGTACGAAGCTATAAGAGATGTTACATCATGCAAACAGTGCCAGTCATCGGTGCAGACCTCAACGTGTATGCGTGTCATAACAAAGCCTACGATAGCACTGGTTGTATAGGATCTATTAACGGCAAACGCTTTACCGACTTATGGTTTAGTCAGGAAACCAAGCAATACTTTGAGAAGTTCAATGCCAAAACTACTTGTATGCACGAGTGTTCTAACGATGGAAAGAACATATTGATTAACGATTATGTAAACGCTAGTACCGATAACTTTATTTAAGGAAAAACAATGGCTACCAAAAAGAAAAAGCTAGATGTAAAACAATTTAAAGAACCAGAAAAACGTGTACCACCCAATATATTTGTAGCCACACCGATGTATGGCGGTATGTGCGCTGGCTTTTACACACAATCTATTTTGCAATTAACTAAAGTATGTGCAGACAATGGTGTTCAATTGTCATTTAGCTTTATGTTTAATGAGAGCTTAATTACACGTGCTAGAAACTCATTAGCGCAAACATTTTTAAAAACCAATTGCACTCATTTAATGTTTATTGATTCAGACATTTTGTTTGATCCAAGAGATGTTGTAACCATGCTACAGGCTGATAAAGATGTGATTTGCGGTATTTACCCTAAGAAAGAGATCAATTGGAATAGCGTAAGACGTGCTATGGATCAAGGCGTACCAGAAGATCAACTTAAATTTCATACAGGTAGCTTTGTAGTCAATTTAGTTAACTATGCTGGTGAAGTAACAGTGCCTATCAATGAACCAGTAGAAATTTTCAATGGTGGCACTGGATTTATGATGATTAAGCGTGAAGTGTTTGATACTTTAAGACCTCACGTACCTTGTTATTCCAATGACGTTGTTGACCTAAACAAAACAATGGTACAGGGAGATCAAATAGCAGAGTATTTTGCTACTTCAATTGAGCCTGAAACCAATCGTTTGTTGTCTGAGGACTATCACTTTTGCCGTGAATGGCGCTTGATTGGCGGTAAAGTATTTGCTGCGCCTTGGGTAAAGCTGGCACACGTAGGATCGTATGCCTTTGAAGGTCAGTTAATAGCTACTGAGTAATTGAATCGTATTGTTTGTAACAGGCATCCAGGGCAGTTCTTATTTTGTCTGCTCTGGTAGCTTCCCTGATAAGAAACTCTGCATCCTCGGCAGAAAGGGATCTCCCAGTTCCATCTTGTCCAATGTTGGTGCTGTATTGACTACGACTGGGGCGGGAGCGCAACTGCACAAGAGCATTAGCAAGCTGATCGTTAATAGCGTTGATTTGAGCATCTTTGTCCTTTCTGATTTTGTCGGCAGCATCTTGGTTTTCCTTCTCTTTCTGTTGAATGATTTTCTCCTGAGCAATTTTTTCCTGAGCGATCTTTTTTTCGTATCTCCATCCATTGACATTCCAGCCAGCTAGGAAGGTCAGAACTACAGCACAAGCATAAGCAATTAGTTTGATTTGCACTGGTCATATTCCTCTTGTCTGCGTTTTAAAAGCCCTGGTACAACCTTACCCCCAGCCGTATCCCACTTTAAAAGCTCTTTGCAAGCCCCGTCATAGTCACTTGAATTAAGTTTTTTATTAAGGGTTGAATGGCAGAAAGCAGACACCCCAACATTATAGGTAAAATCCAAATAAGCATCGTATTCTCCTTGAGATATAGGCACTCTAATACACTGCACCATCCCCTTGGCGTGTTCATCCAGACTTTGCTCTAGCTTTACTAAAGCCCTTACTGGATCGGTAACGTCACCCTTTTTAACACCGTCTGCTTGACCGTATCCTACGGTATAAACACCGCCTACATCTTGGTAAGCGTTGCTTTTGTATCCTTCATGTACAGCAATGCCAACAAGCGCAGCAGCGCTTATAACTAGCGCAGCTACGGGCTTTCTATCCAATTATTGACCCTCTACAGGAGTTTCAATAGTAGTTTCTAAAGGAACTTCTGGGGTAGGCTCAGGCGTTTCTTCAGGAGTTGGCTCAGGTTCTGGTTCAGGAGCAGTTACTACAGGCTCAGGAATAGGCTTTGGAATAATTTGTTCTGCTTGTGCTTGAGGTTCAAATCTATCTAAAAAAGCAGCAAATTGACAAGCAACGGTATGAGTTTCACTACCAATACCTTTACCAACATAATTTAAAAAATCAACAATTTTGTCTGTAAAACTCATTTCTTTTCCTTATGTGGTTCTGTTTTATGAGAATCACGAGCAGTTTTAACACCAGCAGCTACAGGCAAAGATTCTGGTGCGCCTTGCTTGAGCTTTGGGTTCATGGTCTGACCGATGGCTTTTAAGTTAAGACCTTGTTTTAGATGACCTTTCATTAGTACACCTTCTTTCCACCTGGGAATGAACTAGAACTGTTTTTGCTGTCTTGATTATCTTCAAAACGCCATACAGCTTGGAAACCCCCCGCTGGCATCGTTCCCAAACGATAGTGCTTGTGCCGACCATAAGTGTCGCTAACCATTTCTGGTCTTACAGGCTGCGACTCTTTAGGTTCAAACATTTTGTTCCGTTTTCCGTTTTCTTCTTTCATAATCTTCCTTATGCTTGTGATTCTTGCCAACTTAAACGAGCAAGAATGGTTGCGTTAGAACCACTGACGTTGTTTGCTACGACATACAAAATATCTGGACCGTCTGGAAACTGACCATTGGTTGTTGCGTTTGGAACAGTATTGTTTAATCCACCACCTAAAATAGAATTACCGATACCAGCTACGGCTGTTAGATCAAGAGTAGTTTGACCAGAACTGTTTGTAAACGCAGCTCCAATTGACTCACCACCAGTAATGGTTGCAGAAGCATTTGAATTAGATGCCACCTGACAGATAGATGATGTGTAAGTGTTATTTTGAGTTGGTGAAGCAAAAGAACCGCTAAAGCTGGTTGATTGACCATTCAAAATTAACTGAATTAAGAATGTACCAGTAGTAACAACACCCAATTCACGCAATTGCAACTGCAAACGATTGATAATTTCTTTGTTTCCTAGTGTGCCAACTGTGCCGTTATCTACGCTAGGGGCTACACGAATAGCAAGAATAGGAACTACACCACCATTTGCAACTGTTACGTTAGCAGTAGTACCGTAGTTAAAGATTAACGATACGTCATTAGAAAATCCACCATCCATCACAACAGATGAACCCCAGTGTGAAATGACTGATACCGAGTCAGGTGGGGAATACTCTACTGATACTGGAGGTGTAGCATTAGTTGCTGGAGTTGCAGCGGTAAATGCTGTTGCAGCAGCGCCACCTGTAACGCCTCTTGTCACGCCTGTTAGCTGATCGTATCCTAATCCTGAAGCTGAATTAGCAATAATACCTGTGTAGTTTGCATACTCAATAGCAGCATTTACAGCAGATCCAGTAATCTTAACTGTACCGCCTAAAGGATTAAATCCTGAGGCGCTGACAATAGGAATCACGTTAGCTACGTTAGTAATACTTGAATACAAGGTGGTAATTGGACCTTGACCATTAGATTCATAACGACTTGGTAAGTTACCAGAACGCAAATAGGCAGTAGGCTGTATGTTATTGTTTTGCAATGCGTAAACGTAGTTAATTGTGCCGTTAGTAGTTCTTAAACCCCAACGAATAACACCAGCACCGTACCAAGAATAATCAATAAACCACATTTGGTTTTTGGTCAAATCTATGTTGTAACCTGAAGGACCTGTACCGTCACAAGGATCTAACCATTGTGAACTAGGAATTTTTAGATCAATGGTTTTAGAAACAATCGAATTGGTGACGTTAGCACCACGATATTCAGGAATAATATTTAAACTAGTATCACTAAAAATATTGGTTACACGATAAGATTGACCACGAATAACTATGTAATCACCAACATTTATTTGATTAGTAAATGCTGTACCAGTACCTGTAACGGTAGCGTTACTTTGGGTACAAGCAACAACACCACCTAATTGGTTAACGCTGTTACGGTAAACGGCATACAAGGTTTGACCGTCATATTGGAAGAACATACCATTTTGACTATCAAAGAAACCAATTTTGTTAGTTGATCCATACCAAGAATATGGGCTAACAGTAGGAGGAAAACCAGTTGCAGTGATAGCTACGTTGCTTGCAGGAGTGACGTTATTAACAGTGTTATAAGTCAATGTATTAGCATTAGGAACGCTTTGAATCTTAAAAATACCATTGTAAGTATTTGATGTTGCGCCAGATACCTGAATGGTTGCATTGGTGGTCAGGTTATGTGGAGTACGAGTTACTACAGTAATAACTGAGCCACTAGCTGTTACGTTGCTAGTCAATAATTTAGGTTTTAATACAGAACCAGTTGAAAACTGAATACCTTTACCAGATTGATAACGGAAGTAACGTCTTGTTTGACGAACCATTTGCTGATTAGGTACAGCAGATCCAGCAGTAAAGTTTACAGAACCGTTATATGCACGGGTTTCAACGTATCCTGATGGGCGAGCATACACTGTACCTAAAGCTGTTCCAGTAGTTGCTGTGCCTGTTAATGTAGATACGATTTGAAATTGATTTGCTGATGATATGGTTGATACTACCCAAGGTCCATTCAAACCTGCCACACCTGTAGTGTTGGTAATATAAACTAAAGAACCAGCAGACAAACCGTGTGCGTATGTGGTATTTACTACAATTAAACTACCAGTAAGAATAATGGCAATAGTGCTTGTAGGAGCTACAGCAATACCGCTATTGGTATAAAAATAACCTTGGTATCCGTATGTAGCAGTTTGATTATATAAAGTTCCAGAAGCAGTGTTTGAAGTAGTTGTGGCAATGATTGCTGTAGCATTAGATGATTGTGTCCACCACCATCCGTTAGCATTAGGATCAAGCGTTTCTTCCAAGAAAATTGGCTGGTTAGCACCAATATTTGAAGTGGAAGAAATGACAATCGTTGTTGTGCCGTTACCCGAAATATTAGAAATATTTAATGGATTGTTGGTAAAGTAATAACAAGATTGACGATTGTTTTCAAGCGCCAATTGCTCCCATTTAGTAGATTGTTGACCATACTCAAAGTCAGTATCAATGAGGGACTGGGGAGTAGATACCCTGTATTTACCTACGGGGTCTGTTTGAGCTGCTTGGGGTACTACAATCATGCTATCTGGCATATCAGTTCCTATTCAGTGTTAAGTTCAGTTTTCGCTTTCAGTCTGTCCTTAGTGTTAATGACAAGATAACTGAAAATGCTGAAAAAAGCCATTGTTACAAGCCTTTCCCAACGTGGGTCGTACATTGCCCAACACGCCAGACCAAACGACAGACCGAGTGACAAAATCACCAATAAGCGGTCTGAGATGATTTCTAACGCTAGGCGAACAAGTGCTACAGCTTCCATTTAATATCCCCTTAAAGTTAAACAAAGACATAGTTTAACCTTCCTCATCATCTACTGCAATAAATCCGCTACCCCACTCATCATCACTAATCTTCTGCTTCAGTTTTTCAATATTTACCATACGGTCAATAACCTTGCATTTATCAGTAAGAGAAGCGCCTTCGTCAGCCATTACTTCACGTAATAGCTTAGCTACAGCATCTTCAAGATCGGGGTTTAATCCTTTTGTTTTTTTACTCATTTATTGACTAAACGCCTTAGTTGCCAAACCGCTGCCAACAGTTGCAGCAGCTCCATAACCCAACGCCCTGTAAACAAATAACTTAATTTTGTCTTTCATTTCGTTGGCATCTCTAACAGTCAATCTCACTTGCTCAATTTGACGTTGTAAATCACGATATTGCGCTTGGTCAATTTGACCGTGTTGAAGCATTTTTTTAGCCAGGTTATTACTTGCAGCGGTAATCTTGGCTGGGTCATTAGCAGCAACAGCAAGATCAGATTCAAAAGTTTGATAATCCTCAGTAAGTTTTTTCTTTTCTTGAGCAATTGCTTGTTCAGATTTGGCTGTTTTTCCTGCTGCTCCAGCACGTTGTTCGTACTTCCTTAGATCAATAGCGTATTTCTCAGCCATTGGCAAAGAATTGGTTTCTTTAAGCATTGAACGGTTTTGACGAATAAAAGTTTCCACTTCTTTAGCGGATGACTTACCCTCTAACTGGCTTGCAAAATAGCGTTTTGCTTCAGCTTCAGCCAATTTACGATCATTGCCAAAAGCAGAAATTAAAGCGTCAAAATTTTCTCTTGACTTAAATACTCTGCCAGGAATATCTTGTGCGGACACGCTGGCAAAGTTTTCGTTCTTACCTGGCAATTGAACGTCTGTCAGAGCTTTACCAACTTTGCTTTGGAAAACACGTAACGGCTCAGAATCTTTAGCGTATTGCTTTAAAAACTTATCAAATCCTGGAGAAAACTCTTTTTGAATGTTTCCTACCAATTCAGCTAATCTACCAGCTTGTTGTTGATTGATGGCATCAAATCCAGTTTCAGGAAAACCAAAAGCCCTATCAGACAATCTGCGTCTGACGTTTTCTAAACCTTCAAAACTAGCAGGTCTGCCAGTAACAATACCAGTAGTAGGATCAACTTGACGTGGGTTAATGTCACTTAAAAACTTGCTTAAAACATCTCTAGATTGCTGATTAGGCACGTCTGTCAAACCCGTTGCTGGGTTTCTAATCATTGTTTTAATTTCTTTTTCGGCTGCTTTATAAGAATCAGAATCTACTGGTTTACCCTTAGCATCTAACACAGCATTGCCAGAAGCATCTAATTTATGGATGGGCTGAATACCTTTTGACTCTTTTTGAAAAGCGTCACCAAAAGCAGCTTGTTTGTTTGTTTCAGCGTTAGCAGAACGTCTGGACTTAAGCGTTTCCATTACTTTGTTGGCAGATTCTTTAACTCTGTTTCCAATGTCTTGGAATGTTTGAGCTACTGGTTTAAATCTACCAGCTTCTTGTTCAACACCTACGCCTGGCAATGGTTTTAAAGCGTATTCACCACCAGTTTGCGCTTTTTGCTCCGCTTTGCCAGCAATAGCAGCACGTTGTTCAGCAGCGGTCATCTCCTCGCCAGTAGTCTTGGCAATTTGACCAGCCTTTCTTTCGCCAGTTAAACGCAAATCTTCAGCTAATTCTTTAGCAGTCTTTCCAAGGCGTAAATTTTGAGCAAGTGCTTGACCACCTTGTATTGCTGATTTACCTGCTTTATACATAGGAAAAGCAGTCATTCCAATGTCAGCAGCAATTCCTAAAGGTTCTCCTACTTGCTTGCCTTTTTCAAATTGCATAGCAGCAGGTGTTTGCTGCATAACAGACGGACCTTTTTCACCAGTCAATCCACTAATTACCCCTGAAGCAAAGCCCTTTTCCCTTTTAGGAAGCATGGCAGGTGATGTAAACGCTGCTTTACCTTCGTTTTCCGTTACTTTTTGAGTTGGAATAAGCGCAGCGTATGGATCTGATCCACCGCTACTTTTTTGAGGAATTAGTGATTCGTAATCATCCATTAGAGATCCTTACCAGTTTTTTCCTTAAACATTGTTTTAATTTTATCTTCTGGTGCGCCTTTTGCAATTGCTGCTTTAGCTCTGCTGCGTTCAGAATCAATATCAATTTCGCTATCACCTTGAGGAACATCGGCAACACGACCTGTTTTTTCATAAATTGAATCAAGCCTTGGTCTTAATTGTTTAAAGCCTGGGTACACTTCTTCGCTAATAGCAAGGTTATCTTTAAGGGTGTCATTTACTCCTTTAAGACGTTCATCCAATGCTTTAGCGGTTAAGCCACGCCAGTTGTAAATTGGACCAAGAATCTTTTGTTCACTTGAAGTAAGGGATTTACCACCAACTTCAAATTCCATTGCTTGAATACGAGCCAATTTTTGAGAAAGCTCAGGAAAATTCTCTCTTAAGTTGTTAAGAACGTCTGGCATATACCCAGTTGACACATTGATTAACTGACGGTATTTAGGATCTTCTAGTAAAGATTGAATATCCTCCACGTTTTTAATCATTTGATAACGTGTTGTGTACTTGTTAATTGCGTCTTTGTCTTTTGGAAGCACATTGGCTGTAACATTATGTTTAGCAGCCAATTCACGCATTTTAATAATCATTTCGCTGTTGCGCTTGGCAATTTCAGCAGCAACATCATCACGACCTGATTGAATTAAAGATGCTAAAACACCAGGATTTTCAGTGGCAATCTCTTGTGCTTTTATTAAAGCAGCTTCCTTGTCAGTTACTCTTAACTTTTGATATTGCTCTAAGTTTTTAATTAAACGATCATTTACTTCTTTAATACGAGCAGTTTCTTTGTCAAAAATAGCTTGTTCTTTAGTAAACAAGTCTTTACGACCTGCTTGATAACCCTTAAGCATACCGCCCATAGCGTTTAAAGCATTTAAAGATGACAGTTTTCCGCTACCACCTAAAGCTATTCCCATAGTGGCTACTAGACTAAACAGACCACCAATATCCATCATGTTGTCTTGCGTAGGCTTAAACTCAGGAGCAGGTTGCATCAAGCTCATGGTTTCATCGTACTTAGCCTTATCTTCAGACGCAATTTTTTCTAATGCTTGTCCTTTTTCTTTAAGAACTTCGCCTTCTTTAGCAGATTCCGCTTTAATTTTTGATTCAACAGCCTTTTCTTTAGCTGCTTGTTCTTGCTTTAAAAAGGGAAATTGCTTTAGCTCTGTTCCTACAGCATTAGCTAATTCTGGAGTGTTTGTTTCAGCCATTTTTAAGCCCTAGGTTGAGTATAAGGAACGCCAGTTCCAGTGCCACCAACAATGCTGGCTAATTGACTATAAAAATTATTAGTTGCAACACCAAGTTGTTGATCTAATTGCAAACCTGACTGAATAGCACCAAGACTAATATTGTCACCAATTTGCATAACTTGCAAACCGTATTTATATTGATTGTCCAACAAAGTTTGATAAATATTGGCTATTTGATTGGCTGATTGTTGTGCTCCAACTCCACCTCTGTTTGATTGAGATTGAGCTAATTGGGCTTTTGCAGCATCTAATGCTTGTTGGCTTGTAGCGCTTAATTGTCCTGCTTGAGCTTGAGCTACTAATTGTTGACCTTGTTGTTGATAAGGCTGTGCAATATTTTGTTGTTGTTGTGTAGCGGCTTGAGTTTGATTTCCAGCTTTTCTGACTTGTGATGCACCAAACAATCCTAATCCGCCAGCCAAACCTAATTTAGCCAAGGTAGATGGATCAGTAATTCCTTTTGTTAATCGACTTAAAAATCCTTGATCCTCAGGTTTTGAAGGGGGTGCTACACCGCCAGTGGCTTGATCTGGACTAACAACTCCAGGAACAGGGGATGGCAAATTACCACCAGGAGTAAATGTTTGACCTACTTGCTTTGGAGCAACGGCTGCAACACCAGGTTGCGCTTCGCTACCACCAGTATAAGAAGTAAATTGATTTTGTGGACCAGAAACATCATAAACAGGAGAAACTGAAGTTTCTGGTGTTTGATTTGCTGCATTTTGAGTTGCAATTTGTTCGGGAGTTCCGCCAGCATAAGCATCAAAACCTTCTCCATCATCAAATTCGGGTAAACCCGTATTTGGGTTAATGTTACCACTTCCTCCATGACGTTTTAAAAGAGCAGCCTCTTTAGGGCTAATGTGAGCAAGAATTGTGTCTTTATTGCGACCTTTTGAACGCAATAATTTAGCAATAGCTGCTAAATCTGTACCTAGAGCTTGATTGATGTTTGCCATTTTATATTCCTAATGCTCCTCTTAAAGATTCTAAATTCCATACATTTTTTCGTTTTCCGTCACTTAGCATATTTGGCTCTCCAGTGGCTTCTGCTGGATTAACGGCTGGACCTTGACTACCTAATAATGCCGATGCCAAAGGATCTCTAGTAGAAAAAACATTGCCAATGCTAGGTGTAATTCCGCCTATTGTGAAGGTTTTTGGTGATGGTGTATAGGTAGATTCCGTTGTATCTGTTGGCGTTTCTATAGATTGATCTGGAGGTATTACGGTAGATTCGACAGGCTGTGGTTCTGGAACAGGTGTTATTTCTGAAGATATTGATGCTGGTTGCTCCACAGGCGCTGGTTGCTCCACAGGCGCTGGTTGCTCCACAGGCGCTGGTTGCTCTACAGGTGCAGTAACTGGCGCTGGTTGCTCCACAGGTGCAGGAGTTGATTGATCCTTTGCAATAAGATCTAAAATATTTTGATCTACAGGAGCAGGAGTTTCTTCAACATTAGATTCTATAGGGGCAGGTTCAACAGGTTGTTGTTCTGGTGCAACTTCGGCAGGAACAAAAGGCGTTGTAGTTTCTCCTCCAGCATCAGTTAAAACTTGGCTTCCTTCAGGCAAAAATTGTGTAGTTACTCCTGCAATTGGTGCGGCAGCAGGCTGTATTACATCTGCGGGTTGCGTCATTGTGGCTACATTTGTACTAGGGTCAACAGATACAGTTGATCCTGGCTGTATATCTGGTGTTGCCGTCACTTGTAAAACATTTCCTGATAAATCCATTACCGCAGCAATTTGCTTTACAGGATCAACTGCCATTACAACAGCGGTTGTTGGGGTAACTGCATTAGAATTAGGGCTAATTGTTGCGTTTTGATCGCTACCTGTATAAACCTCTCCAGTAGCGGGATTTGTGGTTGTATCAGGACTTGCTCCACTAGTGGAAGCTAAATTTATTAAGCCAGAAGCAATTGCGGATTGAAGCGGATCTTTATTAGTCAATGCACCAGACAATGCACCTGCGCCAGCACCAGCAATGGATGAAGGAACGCCTGTTTCTGCAACACCAGTACCAACAGCGCCTGTAGCAGCTCCAACTAAAGGATTATTACCGCTTATGGCTGATTTTGCTGCACCAGCAGCAGCATTAGAAATAATACTTGCCGCATCAGATCCTACAACGCTAGATATTTCACTAGCTACAGGAGCAGCAGCACCTCCTACAGCACCAGTAGCCCCTCCAATTAAAGCTGCATCAGCAATTTGAGTTGGTGTTCCACCATTGGCAGCGGTAATTATAGCGGCAGATCCAGCTCCAATTGCAGCAGTACCAGCAGCGGTTGCAGCAGCACCAGTTAGTCCTAATGAAGCCCCAATAGCAGGAGCTAATTCAGGAGCAACAACAGAAACAACTACAGCAGAAATTATGGTTAATATTTCTCCAAATCCACCATTTTCAGCAGCAGCTTCATTAGCTATTTTTTGTTGGTTAGCAGAACTTGAATTGGCAAAGTTTGTGTTTGTAACAGTATTTATTTGATTAGGAGTAAGTCCAGCTTTAATAGCATCTGGAATCATTGACTGAATTTCAGCGTTTATTGGCGCTGCTCTATCAAATGTATTTTGACCATATTGCCAACCAGCTTCTTGACTCAATAGCGCAAATTTTGCGTTGTAATACGCTTGAGGGTTTACAGCTTTAATAGCCTCTAATGCTTGTTGCTGGTCTTGAGTAGAGCTAAATTTATTAGTGGTATAACTACCAATAATATTATTTACTAAAGCATTTGCCGCTTGAGTGTAATACGAATTTGGGTCAGTAGTTTTTAAATTGTAAAAATCATCAACTTTATTTGCTGGTAAGCCCATAGCTTGTGTATATGGGTCAGAAAATCCAGGTGTTGAAGTATCAACAGTCTGAGTTGTGTATTTGTTTGGGGTGGTAGTTGCATACCCCATTCCGCTATAAGTTGTATTTTGAGCTTGCTGTGTTAAATTACCACTTGTATCCGTATACCATTGGTTAGAATTAGGAGTTCCAGTAGAAATAAGTTCTCCACTTGCAGAATATACATTTCCTGTTGATGGGTCTGTAAATCCACTTCCAAAAGTATCTACAGGATTACCATTTTCATCAAATGGTTGTCCACCTTGTACATAAGCAATTGCCATGATTATTTATTTTCTTTTATCATTTTTGCTAATTTTCCAGCACCAATTAAAGTTCCAATTAGTTTGTAATCAATAGTTTTTTGAACTTGTTTTTGGTCAATTAACTTCGCTTTAATTGCCTCTTGCACCACCATTGGATACAACTGTTTATTTTGTACAGATTGTTCCGCCATGTTCCCCAATTGAATCAATAAATTAGGATCAATATTGTTAGTTTTTAACAATTTTTTTAAATTTTCTTTAGCCTCCATTACGGCTTGATTTGCCGATTTTTTTTGGGGCGGGGAAACAGGAATATTTGCCATTATGTTAACCCTAGGGCAGAGGCTATTTGTTGATGAATAGTTAAATGCGTTCCTATCCAATCGTAAAATTGTTCTTCTTTATTAAAATCCACATCAAGCATATTAAAAGGATTGCTTAAATTAAGGTAGCTTGCAAGCGCTTGATGTTCTACTTGATGAGCCAATAACCAGTCATCTAGATTGTCAATATTGGCATCTGTAATAGGGAATTTTGAGTAAGTTTGACCTGCATCGGTCAATGTTTCCCAAAATAATAAGTGCTGCGTGCCATTTTCAAACAAAAACTCTCCCAGGGATTCTTTATCCCCAAACTTCACAATAGAGAGAGTGTCCATGTTCACGACTTGTCAGCTTTCATGTCAATCTTGTCCAAGATACGGGCAAGAGTGCCTTTGATCTCCGCAATATCAATGCGGTAATCATCTTTCATGACATAACCACGTTCAATCTCTTTAACATCGTCTTTGAGATCACGAATGGCATCCCAAAGAACTTTAAAAAGCCATCCAGCAATAGTTCCAACAATTGAAGAAGCGATGTTAAAGAGTAATTGAAAGTCCATTATTAGCCTTGCGGTTGTTCTGGTTGTGGTTCGGCTAGAACTTGTGGATCGGCTTGAGTTTTAATTTTAGACAAAACTACCCAAGCCCCAGTCTTGGTAGGAAGCTCGCCTAAAGTTTGTAACAAAAAGTTTACTTCGTTTACTTCTAGGTCTAATGCAATTGCCATGTAAATCCCCTTATGCTGTTGCCCAAGGCAGCGGTGTGTTAGATGGTGAAACGGGCGGATTCACCAGTGAAGAAATTTGTCCATCAATGTTTGCGTAATAATTGGCAAGATTGTCAGTCGCAGAATTGATCCAGCCAAGAACAATAGCCTCAGTTAGTTGGTTATAAGGCGTGAAATTGGCTTCTGCTTCTTGTGGATTAAAGTTAATGTTTCCACCAATTGATGCGGTGTGAATACCATCTGTACCAGATACAGTGAACAAAACATTGACCACATACCCAGTAGGATTAGGCACTGTGTACATTGAGTTAATTGTGGTTGTGTAAGTATTTGACATTATTATTCCTTAAGCTACGATCCAGTTAGATCCGTTATAAAAGACGGGAATTGTTACTGCGCCACCACCGACAACGGTAGCGCCAAAGGTAGGTGCTAATGCGTTTGTTACATAAGCTACCATACCTACCGTTCCAGCAGGAAGTGTTGCTACTGTATAACCTTTAGTTCTTGTAGTAGCAGAAAATACTGCTTGTTGAGCGTTATCAAAATAAACACCAATATTCCCCGCACCATCAGCCAAAACAATGTAATTGTTAGAAGTGCGAATATCTAAACCGCCAGAATTACCTGTAAAACCACCAATAATGACATTAAGGTTTCCTGTCGTTACATTGTATCCAGCAGGATTATATCCACCGCCAAAAAATTGATTGCCGTAACCTGTTGTTAAATAATATCCAGCTTGACTTCCTACACAAGTATTTCCATAAATAGCATTGTTTGAATTTGAAGTGTAACCAGCAGCATCACCAATAAAAGTATTTCCATTGGATGTTGTACTATACCCTGCTACCCTTCCTAATGCCACATTGCCTGTGCCAGTTTGATTTGTAAAAAGTGTTTCAAAACCAAACCCAACATTATTACTACCGGTTGTATTTCCTTGCAAAGCATAAAAACCATAAGCATCATTAGCATTTCCAGTTGTATTTGCTAATAAAGAAGCATACCCAAAAGCAGAATTGTAAGTACCTGTGGTGTTTGCATACATAGCAGACAAACCAACAGCAGTGTTATATGCGCCTGTTGTGTTGCTGTAAAGAGCTTGAGCACCAACGGCAGTTAAAGGAGTACCAGTTGTATTACTGTACGCAGCTTGATAACCTACAGCTGTGTTGGATGATGCGGTAGTGTTATGGGAAAGTGCTCCATTACCAACAGCAACGTTAAAGGTTCCTGTAGTGTTGGAATAAAGTGTTGGATAACCCGTTGTATCTAATGACCCAAGCACTGTATTAAAGCTGCCTGTGGTATTTAAGCCCATACTGCCGTAACCTATAGAACTATTATACCCTCCTGTTGTATTACCTACAGCAGCTTGATAGCCTATAGCTGTAATACCTGTAGTAGCTGTGGTATTAAGGGCAGCTTGAAAGCCAACGGCAGTGTTGCTAGAACCAGTATTACTTTGTAACGCCCCAGTACCTATTGCAACGTTGTTTATACCTGTTACGTTTGTTGTTAATGCAAGTGTTCCGATAGCAGTATTATTACTACCTGTTGTATTTCCAAATGCAGCTTGATAGCCTAATGCTACGTTGTTGCTTGCAGTAGTGTTTGAAGCAAGAGCTTGCTGACCCAATGCTATATTTCCAGCACCCGTGGTATTTGCGCTCAATGCGCTATAACCAAAAGCCGAATTAGATGTGCCAGTTGTGTTATTAAGAAGAGCGCTATATCCAACGGCTGTATGTCCGGCGCCTGTTGTGTTGTTAGACAAAGAAGCATAACCGATTGCAGTATTAGTAGCTACAGCGCCACTACCTTTACCAACAGTAAGACTTGATATAGATAAATCATTGGCTATTGTTGAAGTGGATGCACCTAATGCAATGCTTGTACCGCCAATAGTGATTGAACTGTTTGCTAAATAAGCATTAGCAATTGCTGTGCCATTCCAAACACCCGCAATAACCGTTCCTACGTTAGAGCTAGTAGCTGTTAAATTGGTAAATACACCTGTACTTGGCGTTACGTTTCCAATTGGAGTGCCGTTTATAGCATCTAAAGTTAACGCTACATTGCTAATAGTGCCACCAGTAATAACTACATTTGAGCTAGTAAAGTTAGTTACGGTAGCGTTTGTAGTTGTTACATTGGTTAAAGTAACTGATCCGCTAAGAATAGATACGTTTCCAAGGGCTAAATTGTAAATAGTGCTAGTGGTATTGCCTAAATAAACAGCAGTATTGCCCAAAGTAATAGGCGTAGCAAAGTTGGTATCTAGCTGGGATAGGGGCAGGGCTGTGGTAGCCGTTGCAAAAGTATAGGGTACTGTCATTAGAATCTCACTCTCAGTTCATGTTCAAATTCAAAGCCGTTATAGACAAATCCCGCACTATTAGATGTTACCGTTAACCCTAAATATTTTCCATATTGAGAAGCGTCAGATTTATATAATTCATATCCTACAGAATCCCAACTAATTGTTGCACCAGCATTATTTGTCCAAGGAATTGTGACAAACGAATTGTTTTGCCAAATAATTGCGCTAGATAACGAATATGCAGGGCTAGAACCAATTTCACTATCAACGGTAGCGGACAATGCGACTACATTACTGTTAGTAGCTTCAATAGCAAATTTTAACGCTTGTTTAGTCCTAATGGGATCACCCATTGGCATCAATGCGGTTTGGATACGGCTGGTAATCGTAGCGGTAGAATTGGCGTATAACTGGTACAGATTTTGACCAGCAGTTCCGTACAAAGTGACTTTACCGCCAACTGGTACAGAGGTTATATAGGCAAGACTATCGTTTTGGCTAGTTAAAAACCATTTTTTCTCAAAAAACACCGCTTGGATATAGCGATAGCTTTGAGTAAA